TACACAATGAAGAATATTCTAGAAAAGTATTACCATTTTTAAATAAAGATTATTTTTTAGAACATACAGATAAATTATTATATCAGCAAGTAGACCTATTCATCAACAAGTATAATAATTTGCCCACTAAAGAGGCGTTAGTTATTGAGTTAGATAATACTTCATTGAAGGATGAAGAATTTGAAAACGTAACAGAATTATTAACCCATTTGGAGGGGCAAAAAGATGAAAAATCAGATATTCAATGGTTATTGGAATCAACAGAAAAATTCTGTCAAGACAAAGCAATATACAATGCCGTTGTCCACTCAATTAAAATATTGGATGAACCCGAAAAATCTAAGTCTGACAAAGGTGCTATTCCTGAGTTGCTTACCGATGCTCTTTCTGTTAGTTTTGATCCTCATGTCGGCCATGATTACCTTTTGGATTCTGATGATCGTTATGCATTTTATCATAGGGTTGAAAAGAAAATCCCCTTTGATCTTGACTTCTTCAATAAAATAACACAAGGTGGTCTATCTTCTAAAACTTTAAATATTGCTCTCGCAGGAACAGGTGTTGGTAAATCTTTGTTTATGTGTCATGTTAGTTCTGGTGCCTTATCACAAGGACATAATGTTTTGTATATTACATTAGAAATGTCAGAAGAACGAATCGCAGAAAGAATAGACGCAAACTTGTTGAATATTAAATTAGATGATTTAGTAAGTTTACCGAAAAAGATGTATCAAAAGAAAATAGAAGACCTTAAGAGTACGGTTAAAGGCAGATTGATTATCAAGGAATATCCTACAGCCGCGGCGAGTACAAATCATTTCAGATCGTTATTGAATGAACTAAATCTCAAGAGAAATTTCAAACCAGATATGATTCTTGTTGATTATATTAATATATGTTCTTCTTCAAGAATTAGACCAGGTCAATATGTAAACTCTTACAGTTATATTAAATCTATAGCAGAAGAACTTAGAGGATTGGCAGTAGAATTTGATGTTCCTATTTTGTCGGCTACTCAAACGAATAGGGCAGGTTTTCAAAATACTGATGTTGGCCTTGAAGATACTAGTGAGAGTTTTGGACTTCCCGCGACAGCAGATTTTATGTTTGCTATTATCAGTAATGAAAACTTGGAAGAAGCGGGACAAATATTAATCAAACAGCTAAAAAATCGATATAGCGACCTTACTTCAAATAAGAAATTTTTAGTAGGAGTAGATAGAGCAAAGATGAGGCTTACCGATTTGGGTGAAGAATCACAGTCTGGATTGGTTGATACTGGTAAAGAAGAAAAAGAAGATGTCCCTGTATTTGATACAGTCTCAAAAACTACTAAAAAGGATTTTGGGGAGTTTAAGTTTGGAGAATGACAATATAATCGATTTAGAAGAATATAAAAAACAAAGAAAAGAAGATAGGGAAGAATATTACAAAAACCTATCTGTTCCTACCCTCAAGGCATTTGAGCCTGACCACTACTACATCAACCCCGAAAAGGGAACGATGGTTCATGTCCTATTCATTACGGACAAAAGTGATATTTTTGACAGAGAAATGATCTACGTTATGGAAGATCCATCTGGGACATTTTATTGTGCTCCAGTTAGAGATGATACGTGTGAAGGTTGGCATGAACTTCATGGAGATGTTTTTCAACACGAAGTTCTAAAAAAGAGATATGAAGGTGAACTACCACCATTTCCCGATCCAGAGCCAGCTTAAGATAGTTAGTTATTATAAATATATCAGTAAACTCTATTCTAATTAGGAGAAATTGATGAAGACATTTCAGAGTTATATTAGTGAAGCGAGTATATTTGATCCGAAATACCCACGTTCTAGTGAATTTACATTAAATGTAAACAAACCAAATGCCGTTCATACAGCATTAGGAACTCTCAATTATGCTCCTGGAACAACATTTAAAAAATCTGATGATACCCCAACTTCAAATAAACACATTGTTGGAGTTCAAAAGAAAAGTAATGTGGCTGTTACATTAGAAGATGATAGGGGTACAATTATACAAGTTTGGGGCACTAAATCTGCATTTAGAGGTGCATTTAATGTAGGAAATTCCAAAGGTGGCGGTAAAATGTATGCCGCAGATTGGGAAGAGGTTATTACAATTGCCCATAATAAATCACTTGCGCCACAAACTACTATTGATCAAGCCGCAACAGCTGGAGAAATTAAATTACCTGTCAAACAGAAAATTGTAGCTAAAGTAAATGTAGGCTTGGGGAAAGATATTTTAGACTCATTAGCTAAAAAGATACCCAATAAAACAATGATACATTATGGTAGAAAAACAGGATCGCCATCAACTCTCTGGTCAGATACTTTTAAAGAGGTGGATATAAAAATGAATCCTAAGAGTATGACTCCTAAAACGGATATGAAAGCTGGTGATTGGAATATTTCATTGAAACAATCTGGTGGTTCTCAATTAATGAGTGGATATAAAGGTGATACAATTGGTGTTATAACTGCAGCATATAATAAAGCTATGTCAGAACGAAGTGGAGATTTATTGGCCGGATTAGAAACTTCTATGGGGCCTATGTTAACAGATTTAAAAACTACTTTTGCAAAGTCACAAGATGTTGCAGGGGGCGCTTTAGATGTTAGATCGAAAGTAAAAGCAAGTGGAGAGCAGCAGAAAAATCTTCTAAATGATGTAGAAACGGCGGTATGGAGCACAATTCAAGGTGGTGAAAGAATACAAGAGCATGTTCGACAAATAATGGAAAATCATCCATTGGTAAAAAAATATGCTGTAGAAGAAGCTATGACAGGAAATATGAAATTTTCTGATTCTGAACCCAAAGCAAATTATTTAATGGTATTTTCTCCTTCTGGCAAAAGCCATATTAATAAAATCGATGACTCAATAGTTGATACGTATGCTTCTAAAGTAACTTGGTCGGTTGGAATTAAATCAGCAAGTGGTAAAGGCGCACTTTCATTACGAGCTATTGTTAAAGATGAATACGAACCTACATTAACGATGAAACAAATTATTTCAGAAGCATGGGATGAAATAGGAGAAGATAGAATATATTTATCTGAAGGGTGGTGGAGTAAGATAAAAGATAAAGCATCTGATGCTGTTGATTGGGTAAAAGAAAAAGCACTAAAAGTACTAGAAATTCTTTGGAATAAAGTTGTTAGTAAAATCATTGCACTGCTAGCGAAAGGTTTTGTGTGGATTAAAAGAATTTTTGGATGGCAACCAGAAGTAACATCAGTATCTAACCCGTATTTTGTCTAATGTTTGCATTTACTTCATTCCTAACTGAACAAAAGAATCTCCACATGGAACACCTGGAAGATGAGGTGTTAAATGGAGGAGTAGAGGGCACAAGAGGAGCAATAAATTTCCTTCAAGGATTGAGAGATATGCTGGCTGGACACGCCAATGCTTCTGTCGATGTAACCGTAAAATGGGACGGAGCACCGGCTGTGTTCGCTGGCTATAATCCAGAGAATGACCGATTTTTTGTCGGGACCAAAGGAGTATTTGCCAAGAACGCTAAGATAAACTACACAGAAGCAGATATAGATGACAACCATGCCGGAGGACTGGCAGACAAACTCAAAGTCGCACTTGCAGAATTATCCAGAGTAAATATTAAGGGTGTTCTTCAGGGTGATATGATGTATACTTCAGATGATTTAAAAAGAGAAACAATAGATAACGAAGAATATATTACCTTTCAACCGAATACAATTGTTTATGCAGTACCAGTGAAATCTAAATTGGCGGCCAAAATGATGTCTTCAAATATGGGGATCGTATGGCACACTACTTATAGTGGCGATACGATGGAAGACATGACCGCCTCTTTTGGTGTAAATCCAGGTTCATTTAGAGAGGTAAATACGGTATGGCAGGCTGATGCATCGTTCAAGGACCAGTCGGGAACTGCTACAATGACAAAGAGGGAAACAGGAGAAGTTACTGCAATATTGAAAAAAGCAGGAAGTTTATTCCAGAGATTAGATTCAAATATCCTGGGA